GTTGTTCGAGAGGTTCGAGCACTTGGTAAACAACACCAGGTGGGGCAGAGAGAAGGACCCGCTCACAATCTCAGTGGATTCGTTCTTGCTGACCGACATTTCAGCCGCCGCGTCACCCATCGTGACAGTCTGCGACGCAAAAGGGCCCTTGCAGGAGAACGTCAGGGTATTGCCCACATTCTTGATATCCACCGTCTTGGCCGACAGCAGAGTCATGTCACGGCAGATCTTCTGAAAGTCCAGAGACGGCATTGTAACGCGGGCCGAGAACACCGTCTCCGGCATCGTGATATCGGACTCATCGCAATCCAGCAGGTTCAGGCGGTACTTGATACGACGGCCCTTCTCACCATTCTCAATCGTGATCGTCAGGTGGTTGGACTCCGCCTTAGACACCGAGAAGGTAATGGTGTCATCGTTCGTCACCGTCTTCACGATACGGTAGAAGTGATCCGTATTCAGTCCCACACTCAGCTTCGGAGCCTTGTTATTGTACTCATACTGTTCAAACTTGTTCGCATACAGTCTCATGTGAGTCAGGACTGTACGGGAATTGTCCATGGCGATCATGCGGATCCCATCCTTATCAAACACCAGGCTCATCTCTACCAGCATAGACTTGAGGCCCTCGGCGAGGGTACGGATAGGCGACGTCTGCACAGTCTTTGCAATCACCAGGTCGTCTGCGTCGCGGCTCATTTATGTATCATGTAGGCTCGGCGTCTAAGTTGTTCTACGCACTTTTTTGTTTAGAGGGGCTCTTGCGACGTGTTTTCCTTCGCTTCAATCCAGCAGGAAGGCAGTTAAAGAACTCCCCCTTACTGTTCTTGCGGTAGTCGTACACATCATAACCCGGCGAGCACTTCTTTTTGGCAGCTGCGAGTCGTTGTTTTAGAGTCTTCGCCATTAATCAGTGTAGGCAAAAATTCCTAGGGAGAAGAGACTGAGTCCGATTGCCAGCCACTTGAGACCCTTGATGTTCTCTCCAAAGAAGAACACACCTGCAAGTGTCACCAAGATATTGGATGCCAAGTTCCAGATCAAGTTTGTCACAACCATGTTGGAATGCGTCATCGCTTTCAGGAAGACATACGGTTCAAACGCATAGAGAAGGGTAGCGATCGGGAATCCAATCGCATAGGCCAGCTTCCCTTGGTCCACCAGCTTGAGTGTCCCCATCATACTGATGTCAATCAGGGCCATCACAACTCCAAAGACGATGGGAAGTAGATCGAACTTACCCATCTTCCAAGACATGGTTTTGATTGCACTGTCTACAAAGTCCTTTGGAACTGCCATTACTTCTTCACAAAGAAAGGAAGAAAGAACAGAATCACAATTCCGATGAGAACCACGATATCAATCGTGCGCACCAGCTTCTGCTCCTTCTCCGGCAGCTCCATGAACTCCTTCATGTACGACGGGGGCTTGGCCCAGCCCCACATCCAGCCTAGAAAGGTAGGCTTCAGCCGATCTTTGCAGTCGTAGATCATATCGTACCAAGCAAGCGCAACGTACGCAACGCAGGCTAACAAGAAGGCCATGAGAGTCCGGTGCTCAAACGCTTTGAAATGAGGCATCCAGTAGACAATCAACACAAACAGGGAAAACACTAGGCACTTTGGGTTAAGTGTGAGGTGTGTTCCAAATAATCCGCCGCTCATTACTTAGTATAGGTAATATAAATCAGAGAGTACATTCCAAGCAGCGTCTGGAACGCAATAAACCGATACGAGAAGAGCATATCCCAGAAGGTTGCGATCGTGACCGTTCCAGTCATAATCATCGCATCTGCCAAGAGGATTGTCCACCCGCCCTCGTGTGCGTAGGCCTTGAAGATATCAATCATCTCGTTCTGACCCTGCGGCACAGTCAGGATGACAAAGTAGAAGAACGCGTCGTGAAGGAGCTGAATGAAGATCGATGCAAAGACCAAGTTGATACCAAACGCAGTGGGGAAGAAGAACATTGCAATCAGAACCCCCAACACCGCACTCAGAACGTCCGCAGACACGGCGGCCAATCCAAACTTATCATACCACAGCCTCAGCGCACCAGCCGGTGGGAGAAACGGAACACGCTGTCCAGGGCCAAGCTTGGTAATCGCCATCACAATAAAGTCCACCCAGACCGCGGCACCAATCAACGAGATCAACCGCATTACTTGTTACGGCGAGTTTTTCCGTGAGACATACGAGACGACTTCTTGCGAGACACAATACGTCCCCACTTGTTCATCTTCAGGTCACCCTTCTTCAGGCCACCGGCAGTGTGATCGGCGGTGCCATGCATCACCTGTGCGCGAGATCCGATAGCTTTCATGTGCATTTATTGAGTACCCGTGAAAATATACCGCGTCAGCTTGTTTGCAAGATACCCAATTGAAACGCCATTCTCTACAAGGGTCTTCCCATAGAGCGAATCCTCATTTCGATATGCGCCCCAGCTTTCATCGAACTTGAATCGACCGAATACATCACGCCGAACTGTAAGATGTGCATGGTGGATGGGATATGATGTATTTTCAACAAGAATCCCAGCTGTGTTTGGATTTGAGATAATGCGTCCAGAGACAAGATCGTAGTCGCCTACGGGTTCAAATGGGTTTGCGTACGCACTGATATGTTCACGTGCATAACTGTGATAGATTGCATGATAGTCCCCATTTTGGAAGGCTTTAGCGATATACTCGAGTCGGGATGGATGCATCAAATCGTCTGCATCGATAAACGAAATGAGATCCGTGGTTAACATACCCGCTGCTATGTTCCTATTTCTACCTTGATTGAGTCGTTCTGTAGAGTATTGAATCGACACAGGGATCCCATTGTAGGACGTATCTGTTCTCCGGTTGTGATTCCACGAGGAACAAGAGATTGCGATCTGCTGAGGTTTCAAAGAGGATGCTGCGATGTTATCAATCAGAGAGGAAAGCTTATCAAAGTGCTGATTGTAGCAGGGGATTGCAACTCCTATCATTTTCTATGACCGAGTTTTTAGAAAGGAAAATATATCGCGCGGTGGCTCTGGGACATCCTTAAAGTCAAGTTCTTCAGTTCGGCCACAGAAAAAGAAATGTGAATGTAAAAATGGGAATCGTATGTATGTCTCGCCTTTGTATGATGGTGCGCTTCCTCCAATGTGAGCGAGTGTAACACTCCTGACACGCGGATAAATCACTGTAGTTAAAAATGTTTGATCAATTCCGAAGTTATAATCGACTGGATACTTCTTAAAGTACTCGTGGTGTTCCGTAATACTGAATCCAACAATCTTGCGCATCCCCCATAACCCTCCCATCAACTCTGTCGTATGTACGTTCTTATCACGAATTGTATGAACCAAGAACTGAGGTCTACTAAGAAAGTCTCGGATGGCCCATCGATCTCTCCAGTGAACACGACTGTCAGCATCCCGTACAAACATGATATCAACATCTGGTTCGTCGATTGCTTTGAAACGTTCGATCATGTTGGCATCTCCAAGTTGTCCAGTTGGTTTCACAACCACATTCGAGTACAGTGCGATCTGATCCAAGAACTCGGGATCTACATCAGGTCCAGTGTAAATATAGACCTTCCATCCTGGAAAGTGAGTTCCAATTAAGTTAATGTTCTGAACCATTGCAACTGGGTAATACCTTGGGTTGGGTGGTCCATACAGACAGAACGAAAAGACGTTTACCATAGTCTCCTTATAGTATAAGAAAGATGAAGGTTTTTTGCATGGATCTTCACATCTCCGTGATCGAAGACTTTAAATCCCTGGGGTTAGATGTTGAAGTTACAGATTGGTGTATGTCAGGCCATGCGTACGTAATGAAGCGAATCAAGGATAATCCTAATCATATCAACGCAGATACTTGGAAACAGTTGACACCCGAACGAATTGAAGCTTTTCAGAAAGAGTATGATACGTTCTTATCTACATTCGACTGCTTTGTTGTGGGATATGCAAGCGCCTTTGCAATGATTTTTGAGAAGTATCGCAAGCCGATTATCATGATCAATGCCTGTCGATATGATCTCCCATTCTGCTCAACTCATGACATGGATGGCCTTGCTCGGTATAAGGAGTGTCTTGATCGTCTGAACGCCGATGGACTCCTGTTTGCAGTATCGAACAACCTTGGGGATCAATGGTATACTCAGTGCTTTTCCGGTATACAGACCCGTCACATCCCGTCTCTGTGCTTGTATACTGGAATCAGATACACCCCAAAACGACCTACCTTCCTGTGCTATCACGGAAACTTGCCCAACCATCCACTCGTAACACCCAAGAAAGACATTGGTACGTTCGATTGGTCGGTTCTTGGCCAGTTCAAGGGAATCATTCACTTCCCCTACGAAATTAGTACGATGAGCATGTTCGAACATTTCTCGGGAGGTCTACCCATGTTCTTTCCATCAAAGGAGTACTTGAAGGCAAATCCGTCACTGCAGACACTCAGCGCCTATTGGTCGCCTCTTCCGTCTGACATGAAAGAAGTTGAAAATCTAGCCGATTGGATCGACCGTGCTGATTTCTACAACGTCTTCAAGTCTCCAAATGTCCGGTATTTCGATTCAATTCCTCACCTATTCAGCTTACTGGAGACATTTCAATATGTCCCCGAGTCTCGCAAGAAGTATATCGAATCCGCAAAGGCCCAGTGGCGACAGCTTCTTGCCGAAGTGAAGACCCGGATTATTCGTACCAAATACCCTCAACACCTTTGCTACAATCGGCTGCCTCTTCTTGCTCAATCGGTCTATGACGCAAACTATCAGGGATCGGGTGTCACAGTCCAGCATACGTATCCGTATAGGTACCCGTTTACATTTGGCGATATCGTGTTTGTCAAGACAGATTATCTCGAATGGTTCCTAGAAAACCGAGTCGTGAATAAATCGATCACACTTGTCACGGGTGTCTCAGACTATTCTCCGAGTGAATCTGCATGCAAAAAGATTCTTGAGAATCCGAACGTCAAACGGTGGATTGGGTGTAATATCACTGTCAGTCATCCCAAGATTTACAAGATCCCGATTGGAGTAGGAGAACCCGAACGACAGAACGGAAATCATGAAGAGCTTGTCCGTCTTCACGAAAGCCGAATTCCGTGGGAAGAAAAGAGCGATGTGATCTGCATTCCGTATCATGGAAACACACATGGATCCAGGACACTAGAACCAACTCTTTCTAAGCTTCCGTTTGAAGACTACATGACTGAGATCGGAAAGCATAAGTTTGTAGTTTCACTCCGTGGAAATGGTCTCGATACTCACCGAGTCTGTGAAATTCTACTGATGGGTTCAGTGCCCGTTATTCTGCGCTCAGGACTCGATGACATGTACGAACGGTTCCCGTGTTTGCTTGTTGACTCGTTTGATGCGATTGACACCGCCGGATTTATGTGGGATCCTGTTAAGTATGAACAGTTCCTCGATATCTTTTGGATGAGACTACGTGACTTACAAGCATTCCTCTCAACTTAATGAATGAACCGCGCTGCAGTTGTCACGGGTGTCACTGGACAAGACGGATCGTACCTTGCAGAACTGCTCCTTAACAAAGACTACGATGTGTTTGGGATCGCTCGCAGGACATCTCGCTCTAACACGGAACGGATTGCCGGGATCCTTCAGGACCCCCACTTCTTCCTCCGCGAGGCCGATCTTTCGGACGCAAGCTCCCTTCGAACTGTCTTTGAGGAAGTCGCCAAGTACGATCGGATCGAGGTGTACAATCTCGCAGCGCAGTCTCATGTCCACACCTCCTTCCGTCAGCCCGAACTAACGGCCGACATTGATGGCCTTGGTCCCCTCCGCATCCTGGAGATTCTCCGGTCGATGAACCTGGAGCAGGCTCGTTTCTACCAGGCGTCCACGTCGGAGCTCTACGGCAAAGTAGTCGAGACGCCGCAAAGCGAGACAACTCCATTCTACCCTCGTAGCCCTTACGGGTGCGCGAAGCTCTACGCATTCTGGATCGTGAAGAACTATCGGGAGAGCTACGGGATGTTTGCTTGTAACGGAATCCTGTTCAACCATGAGTCCGAGCGTCGTGGCGAGGAGTTCATTACTCGCAAGATCACCAAGGGAATAGCCCGACTGAAGAAGGATCCTACCTTTATTCTGGAGCTTGGAAACCTCGATGCTAAGCGTGACTGGGGATATGCCCCAGATTATGTGGAGGGAATGTGGCGCATGCTTCAGCAACAGGCTCCGGATGACTATGTATTGGCGACAGGGGAGACGCATACCGTCCGAGAGTTCTTGGAGACGGCATGGGGTCCGATTACGTGGAAGGGTCGGGGAATATTTGAAACCGGCGAGGATTCAACTGGACGTGTCATTGTTCGCATTAACTCCGAGTTCTACCGTCCGGCAGAGGTTGAGCTCTTGATTGGAGATCCAACCAAGGCGTTGTATAAGCTTGGGTGGAAGGCAACCACTACGTTTACCGAACTTGTTACGCGAATGGTTTTACATGATAGTGCATGAAGACATATAAATGAACGTGGCAAATACGGGTCAGGTTCAAGTCAACAGCTCATTCGGACGTTGGATTACTAAGTATGCAGCGGATCCCAAGTTCAGTCGGTACCTTGAAATCGGAACCTGGAATGGACAGGGATCCACTTGCTGTTTCTACGAGGGGTTCAAGACCCGCACAGATACCTTCGCACTTCAGAGCTATGAAATTATGAAGGATCGTGTTACGGAGGCAACGAATGTGTGGCGGGGATATTCGCCGATTCAGATCATCCACGGGCGTATATTGGAAGATCATGAATGTCCCACGGCGGCTGCAGTTCGTGCCGTTCATCCGGTAATCAATTCAGAATGGCACAATCAAGATCTTGCTCACTTCTGGACTTGCAAGTACGTTCCCATGAATGATCCACAGGTGATCCTTCTTGACGGCGCAGAGTATCTGACGTGGTTTGAGTTTGAGAAGATGATAGCAACAACACATGCGTCGGTGTATCTTCTGGATGACACGCAAACTGCAAAGTGCCCAAAGATCCTAAGGTGGTTTGCTGATCACCCCGAGTGGACACGTGTCGCGGGATCAGACACCGAGAGGAATGGATGGGCTGTTTATGAGCGCAGCTTGTAAGTGTTCGACCTCTGAACACGGCACGGACTCAGATGTCCACACCGCTTTCTGTCGCTCTTGTTCTTCGCGGTTCCACTGATGATGATAACTGTATCCACGGGCCCGATCATGGGGAGGAATACGATCTGCAATCTGCAGCTTCCTTGCAATCGCCTTTTCATTCCAAGGATAGAACCCAAACCACATCACGTAGGCGGGGATACTTGCAGTAATCGGATGCACCGGGTAATGCCGCCCCAACCCGTACTGTCCATCGGGATAGGAAAAGAGGGATCGGTACATTCTGCGAGTGATATTCACTCGTTCAACGCGACCCATCATCTCAGGGAGAGTTGCAGGATACGTTCCCACGTCGGACGAAATGGCCCCCAGTCCTTGGATTGAGTAGTTACACTCAGGTGCGTCCACAATCACTTCGCGGATAGGTTTCGTGCTAATCAAGAACTCAGTCGTATTCAACACCATCTTGTAGCCTTCAAACTCCCGTTCGACACTCATGAACTCTTGATCGATCTCATCTGCACCAAACGTCGTGTTGGTGGTTGTCCTAATCTCCCACGTCGGGCACATCTCTCGCACAATCTCCAGCGACCGGTCAGTGGAGTGCCAATCGATGATCACACCGTGATCAAAGATGGTCCGATGGTGTTCCAACCAAAACGGCAAGAGATACTCTTCATTGTAGATACCTGAAATCACAGTCAGCTTCATAGTTCAAGATCGTTGTCAAAATGTAAGTGGGTTTCCACGTACATTTTGTTTTTGATTTCTTGGATGTTTTCTTGTGCGCCTTGCGGCTGTCTCTAGTTGGAGTACGCAAGACCGCCCATGCCGGACATGACGCGCAGCACGTTGTAGTTGACGGCGTAGACGCGCACCTGGGCCGTACGGCCCGAGCGGACCGTGTTCACGGACACCGTGAGCTGCAGCGTGGCCTTGTCGATACGCGAGAAGTTGCACGTGCCCGACGGCTGGTGCTCCTCCGGCTTGAGCGCGAAGGAGTACACGTTGATGCCCTGGGTCGGCGTGCGGCTGTGGTGCTGGTACGGCTGCACGCGGGAGAAGTAACGTCCCTCGCGCTCCGTGAAGCGGTCCTGTCCGTTGAGCTGCAGCTTGGCAACCTCCACCGGGTTCTTGCCCTCGCAACGCACACCCGAGGAGAGGATGACCTTCGCGAGCAGGTAGTTCGTCGTGTCCTCGAAGATGATACCCTGGTCGTTGCCGGTGTTCGTGTCGAGCCACGACGCGCCGCTGAGCGACGGGCCAACTCCCGGCTGTCCAATACCGCCCAGGAAGTACGGGCCCGAAGGACCGTCGCCGACAACAGTGGGAACCGCACTCGTCAGGCCGCCCGTCGCCAGCGAGCCGCGGGCGAGGACGTCCATCACGATGCCCTCCGTGGAGAAGTCATCCGTGTAGTTGAACGGCTGCATGCCGTTGACCTCAGTGATGAACATCTGGTTAGGCGTGCAGTCGACGAACGAGTCGCGCTGGACGACCCACACGAGCTCCTTACCCGGGTGGTTAAAGTTCAGCTGGATCTTGTTCGAGCTCGACGTGATCGACTCAGCACCCGTGAACTGGAGCTGCTCGATCAGGTACTCGTGCGTCTGCTGGGCGAAGCGGCGGCGCTCCTCCGTGTCCAGGTAGACGTAGTCGATCCACAGCGACGCGGCCGTGAGGGA